GACCATTCTAATAACATTAATTCTCCTTTAATAAGAAACCAAAGATTTAATCAAATTGAAGAAGCTTTATTGAAAATTTATAATTTAAATAAATCTACAAATAAGTTCATAATCAACAATTTAGATAATAAAATTTTATTAACAAATAAAACGTATCCTTTAGATCCTCGAAATGAAACTTATCATTGTTATATTGATACAACAGGTGAAACATTATCCGAAAAGAAATTTAAAAAATATCATATTCATTCAATTTTTCAACCAGATCTAAAAAAAGTTAAACAATTTATTAATCAATTACATGATAATATTCATTTAGTTAAAAATGTTCATTATAAAAATCAGGGATATGGTACAGGTGCATCTGCTACTACTTTTGATAATACTTGGTCATTGAGAGCACAATTTATTGCAGCCTGGTGTCGTTTCCATAATTTAAATGAAGATGGCACATATACACAAAGAGTTCATCCTAAAGATTTTTTTAAAAGTAATACTGTTTTCAATACTGGTGATGATGATTTATGGGGATTAAATATTAATTATAAAAAATTTATTACTAAATTAACCCCTAAAAATGGCAAAAAAGCAATTTGGAAAAATTTAAAAGAAAAATTAGAAAATTGTTTATTATATTACGGTGTTGACCTAGAAATCAATCCTTACCCTAATGAAAAAATCGAAGAAATACAATACCTAGGTAATATGGTTTATAAAACAAAAAATAATCCTGAATTAAATAATATGTATAATTTATGGAAACATCAAATTAAAGTCAGAAAAGTTATTGCCCTTAAAGCACATAAAACTCCAATAGAGGAAGTCCAAAAAGAATTATCAGAAATTAATAAAAATAAAAAGATTCCTCAATTGCTTGTTAGAAAAAATTTAGAAGCTGTCTTAATTCGCAGAACGGCATTCAGATATTATCAATCCGATTACAGATCGAGGAGATACTTATTTGAATCAATACAACGAAACTGCGGTCAAGGCTATCTAACAGCATGGCAACCTGACTTATGGAAATTATTTGCTTTAGAATATATTGATGATTTCATTAAATTAGGTAAACTTCTAAACATAAAAGAACCCGAAAATTTAATTAAACTTAATATCGAAGATAAACAACAACTATTAAACAAAATGCAACAACAACAAAAAGATATAAAAAATGTAAATCCTCAAAATTCTTTATCTAATTTTATGTCCATTGAATATTTACCTATTAAATTAAAAGATCAACACTTATTAGAAAATAATAAGTTTAATTCAATTAAAGATCTTAAATCTATAATTTCCGATAATTATAAAAAAAATATTTTGACTAGTGATCAAAATATATTATCATATTATCAAAAACTCAACCATATTGAACAACGTAAATATAGTAATCAATTAACTGAATCTCAAAAAATAGCTCTATATGTTAATTTAAATAAAAATAATCTTAATAAAAATCAATTAGCATTTTGGTCCTTTATAAAAAGGAATCCTTTTCCAAATTATTATAAAGTTTTAACAACTCAATTAAAAGTTGATAAATTAGATGATGATAAATATGCCAAACTAGTCTCTAAATTATATAGATTTCCACAGGGTTATGAAGAATTGACTAGAATTTGGTTGGATAAATATATGGAAATTATGAATCAAATACCAAGACAAGTTTATAAAATGCAACCAAACTTAATAACATTATTTCCTGAACCAACATTTGCTACACCAACAAAATATATCGAAACTTTTATTTATTTAAAAAATAAAGATTACATTAATTCACTTGCCGATTTTCAAACATACATTAAACAAAGTCCTTTAGCAGTGTGTTGTGACCCTGAAGGTTTTTGGACAGATATACAAGATGAAGAATATTTAGATAAATTAGAAAAAATACCACTATTTGTATATCAAAATATGGTTTTAATGACAACTTTATTGTATATATCCTTATATTGGATAGAATTAGCCATCATGTCCTTACCTATATTAGGAATTCTTTGGAGGATACTAATATTTTATTTAATAGATATAAATAAAATCTATTCAATTTTAAATCTTGCATATTGGCATGAAACAGCTCAATCATCGGAGATTATTTCAGCCTTTATGCCAAGGGACCCATACGCACAAGCTAAAAGATTTTGCGCATTCATCGTCTCCCTATTACCATTATCAATTGGTTACATACCTTTCCATTTAATTCTTAAACCAATTGCTCCTTTAAATGAATTACTAGGTAATATATTAGTTCATCATCAGACTGTTAGACAGTTACCTCAAGATCATAAACCATCAAACGATTTATGGAATAAGGCCGTCCAGTCAAATAATTTTATTACAGCGTTCAAAGAACAAATTCCAACTATTGTTCGAGCTGAGACTGGTACTGGTAAATCAACATTCTTTATTGACGCTCTGCTCAGAAATTCAAATTTAGCAAAAAAAAATATTACATTATATAATAATGAGCAGATTGATCAAATCATACTTCTTACACCCAGAATCGTTTTAAAAGATGAATATTCAAATCCATTCTTTACTGATTATTCTAAAGATGGTCTATGGAATCCAAGATCAACCTTTTTAAGGGTTGATCAATTTACCGATGATAAACTATTATTAAATAACTCATCAAATCCTTCCTTATTAATAATGACTTATGGTCATTTTGTAAACAGAAAGGAACTAATCAAAAATACAAAAAATAGATTATATATTTTTGATGAATTCCATGAACTCGAAGGAACAATGCTGGTATCTGAACAATTACTTGAAAATAAACAAAAGATCATAATGATGTCAGCAACACCTATTAATGTACCTGGAATCACTACCAATCAATATGATGGAACATATACCGTCCCTGCCCGATTTCAAAAGAGACGTGTATATATTAAAGATGACTCAAATGTCGAGCTATATAAATGGGCTAGAGAACAATTCCCTAATCATTCAAGACCTGATCAAACAATCATTAGAACTCCACGAATAACCGATTTACAAAGAGACAATCAGGCATACACTTACATGAATATTCCGG